CTACATAGCTATTGATAAAATCTTCTCCAGTAAAACTTGTCCACCATGGCTTGTTTTCACCTGATATATCCTGCCCACTTTCGCTGAGCGCTCGCAATCCAAGTGCAATAAAGAGTTTAAGGCCGGCGGGATGTATAAACTTTTCAAATTCATTTCTCCAACTCGGATCGCGGACACCATCAATAACATAACTAAAATCCTGCCATTTATAACTATCTTGTATTTTAAAGTTATGAGAGCTTATGCTTCGATTGCTGCTAGTATCAAAGAGAAAATCCTTTGGATACCATATTGTTACAACTTCATTAAAGAATAGTTTAAAGAAAGCCTCAATACTTTCAGCACTGCCTCGAGCATGATAAAAGTCCAATAATATTTTATATAGTTGAGTCTTATCCAATATACTATCTTTAGGAGCACTAATTGCAATGGTGCGTCGAATCTGCTCTAAATAATAATCAGTTGTTAAATCTACATCGTGATGCACCTTTAAATTATTAATCTCGTGTGATGCCTGCCCGCTGGTGTTTAAATATTCATAATAGCTGTCAAGCAAGCTCATTAGTGTGCTTACATTCTCCTGAAAATATTCACTGGTTGTAGAGCGAGTTGCGATCGCCGGCTCTACTGCACGTGCTGTGCTTGCTGTTGCAATATTAAGTTCCATGTTATGCTTTAAATAATTTTTCCGATTGCTCGATCTCTATTAAATGTAGCATATCGATTGCTTGCTGACGGTCCGCCTGAACTAATTTCATCAATGCTGCCGGTGATTCGAGTAAATTCTTCATTAATGTTTAATAGCAGGTTACGCTTGCCAACAATGTCATTGCTCTTTGGAATAACCACTATTTTCAACTCAAGCTGTTCATCTGTAAACATACTATTGTTAAATGTGATGCGACCTAGATTTAAATCAATGGTTCCTACATTACGAATTCGTATACGATCTGTGCCTCTAGCATTAATGCTATATGTATATAAGTTACGTAAATTGGGTATGCCTGAAGGATCAGGTTCATCTGCTAAATATATTTGCACTCCCTTCTCAGTCCAAATATAATTGGTTTTAACATCCATAATAGCGCGACCATCATCCACAACAAGAGGCACACCATAATCTATAACTGTTTCAGTTTTAACATCATTAACATTAAAGATTGCAGGAAACGCATTGATCGTAAAGACTCGCACCAAGCTGTTTAATATGCTGCTATTAAAGTTATCTAATCGTTTCTGGAATGCGCTGTGTCTAAAGATATTATCAAATGTGTTTAAACTATTTGCGTTATAATCAGATATTAATTCTGTTCTAATCTTCTTTTCAAGCGCGGAGCGAGATATACTTAATAGAGTTGGATCATATTTAAATAAGATATCCAATACAATGCTTACATATGCTGGATCAACAATTTCAGGCTGTATACTCAAGACTCTCTTATTTTGTAAAAATCTCTTTATCTGAAGTTTCTCACCTTCACTTGTTCCGCCTCCAGTGCTTTGACTTTGATATGGTCGTACACTAATAAATACTTTGCCATAGATCGGAGGATCATTATCTTCACCGCCCCATACACTTACACTTTCCGCAAATGGAAATTCTGAGCGAATCATATACTTATAATCTTCTGCTGTTACAACTCTGTTTTGTGCAATAAAGCTATGAGTTGCATTTTCTCTTAATCGATCTGTTGTTTCTTTTTCAGCTCCACCTCCAACACGATCGATCAATCTTAAACGACGAGTGCCAGATATATAAGATGTTCCAGCATTAGCATATAATGGAACCGTGCTTTGCATGCGGAAATTGGTACGAATGCCATTTGGTCGAGCGCCACTACAAATTAAATATTCAACTTCAATAACATTGCCAGATTCAATTGCTTTGCCATATATGCCATTACCAAAACTAATTTCATATTGACCAAAGCTATTTTCATTAATGAAATAAATTGGATCATTGTCTCCGCTGTTAATATCATCTGCTCCATATTTATGATATAATATTCCAGCTCCATCTTGCTTTGCAGCTGTTGGATATACAATTACTCGCAATGTATTAATATCAATATTGCTATCTGTAATTACATAGCGGTGACCAGTATAGTTTAAATTTGCTTGAAATGTGCGTGTTACCAATCGACCTTCATATAGACAAATTGGTGTATCTGCTCTATTAACATAATATGATCCTGACCGATCAATATCAAGATAAACTGGATCATCCAATACAACAAATTCAAATGCGCCTTGTGATGGTGAATTTGTTACAAAACGAGTTCCACGTTCAAGCTGAAAGCTTTCCGGTCCTAAACCTGTGCTTGTAAATTCACCAGCAAGAAATGCCTTGGCTGCACTATAACTGCGAGGAGTATAGCTTAGTAATTTTGCAGCACTGGTTACACTGCTTCGAAGCTGAGCACTATCTATAAAGCTTTCATTAACAGCCATATGTGCAAGCATCGCATTATAATGAGTATTATATGCCAGTACATCAAGCAAAACATTTAAATTGGATCCTTCAAAATCCCAATCACTAAATTCTCCTCCACTGTTATTAACAAAATGATTAATTAGATTTTGTTTAATAGTTTCAAAATCTAGTTCTGTAACATTTAATTGCTCTCTCATATTAGCGTATACGTTGTAAGATAAAACTTGTTTCGGCAAGTCCGCCGAAATATGGTTGGAAAACTATGGTAGCGATATAGTGATGTGGTCGAATAGTCTGAGATTCATCATATTCTACTTTACAATCGAGATTACTTATTCGCGATTCATATTTACTCACCGCTTCTTTAATTTCGGCTTGTAATCGTTGAATTGTTGGCCAGCCTACCGGCTCAAATAACAAATGCCATACAGCGCTGCCAAACTCTAAATTGAATGGCCGCGTGCCTCGAGGAGTCATAATTATATTTTTAATGCTCTGATATATTGCATCTAAATCGGTTGCACGCAACGCATCTTTATGAATTGGATGAATAACACTGTTATGTAAATCGCTATATGTTCGGCTGGCTACAACTTCTGCAACATATCCACTGGTGTTATAATCACTAAAGAGCTTTTGACCAATGCTCGACGGTATATCATCATTTGGTTTATAAATATCTGTTTTAATTATGGCCATGATCTATTTATATTGGATGCGATTAGCAAGTTTCGGCCTTTGGTGGATTTTCAGGATGTCCTACACTTTGCCATGCTTCATATGCATTTGTGGTTTGAAGATCTTGTGCACCTGCATGAGCTGCTATAATTGGAGCATCGGCCATGCACATATCTGCAAGTCCGGGTGCTAACGCTTTAAAATATTCATATGGACTATCCTCATCTGATGTATCAATTACACCATCTTCTCGTTTAAACCATTCGGCACTGCGTTCTTTTTCTTTTAATATACGTTCTACGTTGGCATCAAATGTTGCTCGCGCGCTGTCTGGACTTTGGCCTGCTGCAATTGCATTGTGCATGCCTCGAACCAACAGCTGTAATGTAGTGTTTGCTGCCATATGATCACCCGTATTTCCCCATTCGGCTGCCATTGATTCAATGCTCATAGCTTCACCGAGCCGATATCGTATATCACTCGCTTCTTCATTAAGTGCAATTTGAGCAGTGTTGGGTGCATTTGGTGGTATTGTGGTTGGAAATGGTCGTGGCGGCCCAGGAGGAATGCAACCTGGAATCGGTAAGCCTGGAATCCCACCGCCATTAGCCAATGCACATGGATCCAAGCTTTCAGCGCCACTAACTAATTTACCTAATAGATCTGTAAGTCCACCTCCATTGCCGCCTTCACTTGCTGCATCAGCTGGATATAGCTTTTCATTTAAACATTTTAATTTTTCAGGACTTAAATTTGATATTGCTATTGCCAATTTAGCAATATATTTGGTTTTTGTAAGAAGATCTGGCGCGCTTTGTATTCCTGCTATAATATCCATAATACTCATCGGCGCTGCATCAACAATTGTTTCTATTTTACTCTCAACCGTTTTTACAAAATCAAAAGTAATTGGCATTAAATTTGATCCTCCCATTCCAACAGGAAGTTTAAATGCAAAATTATTCATCTTTCTTTGTAGATTTTCAACCAATATATCATCTATATTTCTAAAACAATCACCATAGCTTGGCAAGCCTGGAATTTCTTCAGCAATATTTAATATATCCACTGGCACCAATTCATGCAAATCATCCAATAAATCTTCTAAAAAGTTTGGAATTAAATTATCTAAATTAAAAAGATCACCGAATAAATCTCCGAGGAGATCTCCAAGAATATTACCTAATATGCCGGCAATGATATTTCCAATGCCAGGAATGCCGCTCTCTCCAAACTCTTCAAATAATCCTTGCAATTTCTCTAATCGCAATTCGCCTGATTCTAAAAAGAGATCTTTAAGATCACCAAACGGGCTTTTATATTTGCTGCCAATTTCAGCAAATTGTCCTTCAATGTCACCAAGAGCGCCATTAATTTGACCTAATCGATCTTCTGATTCTGATGATTTGCTAGCCATGAGTTTTAATTATTATAATATTATTGGTGCAAGAGATTCAGTTACATTATCTCCT